TTCGGCAGGATCGACCGAAACCCACCTCCCGAAACTGGAATTCCTGTTTCCTGTCAGTGTCTTGTCTCGCTCTCCAAGTTTCGGGGGTGAAACCACCCCCTACGGGGGTGGGGGAGAACGCCGCAGGCGGGTTCTCCCTCGTCCACCCCCAGGGGTTTCGCGCGCGTGGCCTGTCAAGGGCCCGATCACTCGATCCGGCAACGGCAGCCCAGACCTTCCGCAGCTTTCACCCGATGTCGCCTTCCACCGAGCAGCCAACCAGAAGAGGAGACCCCCCATGGCTGACCTGACACCCGCCACCCGACCCCATGTGGCCATCCCCGATCTAACGCAATCGATCCGGTCTGGTCGCGCCCTGCTGGCCCTTGATCTCGGCACCACGACGGGATGGGCGCTGCATGGCCTTGATGGGCTGATCACCAGCGGCACCGTGTCCTTCCGTCCTGGCCGCTTCGATGGCGGTGGCATGCGCTATCTGCGGTTCACCAACTGGCTGGGCGAACTGGACCGTCTGTCCGGGCCCATCGCATCCATCTGGTTCGAAGAAGTCCGTCGTCACGCCGCGACCGACGCCGCCCATGTCTACGGCGGCCTGATGGCCACGCTGACTGCCTGGGCCGAACTGCGCGGCATCCCCTACGAGGGCGTCCCGGTCGGCACCATCAAGCGCCATGCCACCGGCAAGGGCAATGCCGACAAGACGGCGATGATCGCTGCTGCCCGCGCCCGTGGCTTCAGCCCGGCCGATGACAACGAGGCTGACGCAATCGCGATCCTGTTCTGGGCGCTCGAGACCAAGGGGGGGTTGCAATGAAGGGCATGCGTTTTGCACCGAAAGGCTATGGCGGCCGTCGCCGCAACCCCGATGAGGTCAAGCGTGATGGCTGGCGCGAGCAGGGGGTGCTGGCTATCGCCATCGACGATCACCGCCTGACCTGGCCCGAGCGGGAACTGGTGCGCCAGCTGGGCGAGAAGCTTTATGGCCCGGCCACCATCGGGCGGGAGGTGCAGTGATGACCGTCTGGACCCCCGCGCTGGTCGAGGAACGGCTGGCCGAAGCCGCCTTCGTCCTCAAGCGTCTGCCCGAGCCGCGCAGGCAGGGCTACTTCAGCACCTGGCCTGCGGTCCTGCACAGCTTTGGCGACAAGGTCGGGCAGGAACCCAAACCGATGCGCGTGCTGCCCTCGCCGCAGGCGATCAGCCGCATGGAGGAAACGCTGACCTGGACTGCCTGCCTCGAGCCGATGGACGGCCGCATCGTCTGGATGAAAGCCCATGGCGAGCGGTGGAAGGAGATCTGCTGGTCCGCAGGGCTGCACCGGTCGGCCGCGCATCAGCACTGGCAATTCGGCCTTGCCGTGATTGCCCTTACCCTCAACAAGCGGCGGTTCAACCGCAACCTGTCGAAACAGCGAGTGATCGAACTGGCCGGTGGCGCGTAACCCCGCGCGCCAGATAGAAAATTGTCCGCCGGACAGTTTTCGAAGGGACAGAAAGCCATCTCCCGGGCTAGAAAGTTGATATGCTCGGGAGAGGAGCGCGCGGGGCAGGGGGGCCACTGGCTTCCGGTATCCAGCGAGAGTCCGGTCGGGGTCCAGCCCCGGCGAGTTGGCGGTTCCTTCCGGGCGATATTCCTATGCTGGCGGGCGAAGCGCGGCGCATCGCTAGCGACAGGGCCGGATTTTTGGGAAGCCACCCGGAAGCCAGCGCTGCCTGAACTCGCCTGAAACACCGCAAAATCAAACCCTTGAAGCTGGACGCCCGGTGGTGGCCGCTGGACCCCGGAGTCCGGAAGCCAGGGGTTTCCACCCTGATCCGAGGAATGACCCGCCGATGACGCTGAGCTTCGCCCCAGAGCGGATCGAGATGTGGCCGCTGTCGCGCCTCCAGCCCTACGCAAGGAACGCGAAGGCGCATGGCGCGGATCAGGTCGCGAAGATCGCCGCCAGCATGGCCGAGTTCGGCTGGACCGTGCCCTGCCTTGTCGGCGAGGACGGCGAGCTGATCGCGGGTCATGGCCGGGTGCTGGCCGCGACACAGCTCGGGCTGACGGAAGCGCCGGTGATCGTGCTGGGGCATCTGACCGAGGCGCAGCGACGGGCGTATCGGATCGCGGACAATAAACTGACAGAACTTGGGACGTGGGACGAGGCGCTGCTGTCGGCGGAACTCAACGACCTGCTGGCCGAGGATTTCGACCTGTCCCTAGTCGGCTTCTCGGACGGCGAACTCGACAAGCTGCTGGCCTTCGTGCCGGAGGGGGACGGTGAAGAAGGTGGCGCCGGGGGCTCCGTGCCGCCGGTGACCATCCCCGAACCGCCGCGTAACCCGGCCTCGCGCACCGGCGATCTGTGGATACTCGGGGACCATCGGCTGCTTTGCGGCGACAGCACCAGCGCCGCCGATGTGCGCCGCCTGATGAACGGCGAGCGGGCGATCCTGTTCGCGACCGACCCGCCGTATCTCGTCGACTACGACGGCTCGAACCATCCGACTCGAAACAAGGACTGGTCCGCGTCGTATGGCACGACCTGGGACGACAGTTCGCAGGGCGCGGAACTCTACGACGGTTTCATCGCGGCGGCCGTGGCCGAGGCCATCGCCGACGATGCCGCCTGGTATTGCTGGCATGCCTCGCGCCGCCAGGCGATGCTGGAAGCCTGCTGGGAGAAGGCCGGTGCCTTCGTCCATCAGCAGATCATCTGGGTGAAGGACCGCGGGGTTCTCACCCGGTCGCACTACCTCTGGAAACACGAGCCCTGCTTCATGGGCTGGCGCCGCCCGAACCGGCCGCCCAAGGTGGCCGAGGAAACCCTGCCATCGACATGGGCGCTGCCCAGCTTCGCGAAGGATGACCGGCCAGACCACCCGACGCCCAAGCCGCTTGACGCCTTCGGGATCCCCATGCGCCAGCACGTCGCGCGGGGCGGGCTTTGCTACGAGCCGTTCTCGGGGTCGGGTTCGCAGATCATGGCAGGCGAGGCCAATGGCCGCCGCGTCTTCGCGATGGAAATCAGCCCCGCCTATGTCGATGTCGCCGTGGAACGCTGGCAGGCCGAGACCGGCAAGGACGCGATCCTCGACGGCGACGGCCGGACCTTCGCGCAGGTGAAGGCCGAGCGGCTGGGCGACGACGCCGACGCCCCGGCCGATCCCCCGGCAACGGACACCGCCCTCGAACCTGCGCGAAAGCGCAAGACCGCCGCGTGACATGCATGACCTGGCTTTACCTTCCTCCGGACGCGCTTCCGGGGCCGGAGACGCATGCCTGTTCGGCCTCTCCCTCTGCTCCGGCGCAGGCGGGCTCGACCTCGGGCTCACCATCGCCATCCCCGGATATCGTGCTGTGGGCCATGTCGAACGGGAGACCTTCGCCGCAGCCACTCTCGTGGCGCGGATGGAAGACGCGTCCCTGGATCATGCTGTTGTCTGGGACGACGTTGGAACCTTCGACGGCCGCCCTTGGCGCGGCGCGGTGGATATCGTCACTGCGGGCTATCCGTGCCAGCCGTTCTCGGTCGCGGGAAAGCGCCGGGGTGCCGACGACCCGCGCCACCTCTGGCCGCATGTCGCCCGGATCGTCGGCGAGGTCGAGCCGCCCTTCGTCTTCCTCGAGAATGTCGCCCATCATCTCCGCCTCGGCTTCCCCGAAGTCGCCAGCGGGCTGGTCGGCATGGGCTACCGCCTTGCGGCAGGCCTCTTCACGGCGGCGGAAGTTGGCGCGCCCCACAAGCGTGAGCGGCTCTTCATCCTTGCCATCCGCGAGGGGGACGAGTTGGCCGACCCCGCGCGCCTGCTCTGGAACCCGGTCGAGTGGCGGGAACCGGACGGAACTGCTGCGGCTCTGGCCGACGCCCCGCGCCAGCGCCAACGAAAACCGGCAGACCAAGCCGACGCCGTCGCAGGAAGCGGGGCAACACGGCATGAACCTCGCGACGACGGCCGCGATGTGGCCGACGCCGATGGCGAACGACGGCTGCAAGCCGAGCGCGGGCAACCGGCGGTCGGCCGACCTTACCCATTCGGCGGGGCTGTGGATGACGCCGACGGCGCGCGATCACAAGGACGGAGCGACGACACTGGCGAACACGCCGGTCAACGGCCTGCTTGGCCGCCAGGTCCTGGTGACGTCGATGGCTGGACGCGATACCTCCGAGCCGCGCCGGACCTTGAACCCGCTGTTCGTCGAGGTGCTGATGGGCTGGCCCACCGGGTGGACCGGCTTCGCCTCTGTGGCAACGGCGTGGTCCCCTTGGTTGCAGCGCATGCGCTGCGAACTTTGGCGGCTGAATTGCTGGCCGATGGATGAGGTGGCGACATGAAGCAGTCCCGCCTCATGTCGCTGGTCGAGTCCGTCGCCAACGTGATCGTCGGCTATGGCGTCGCGGTGGTCACGCAGATCGTGATCTTCCCGGTCTTCGGGCTGCATACAACGCTGGCGCAGAACCTGAAGATGGGGGCGGTCTTCACCGTGGTGAGCATCGCGCGGTCCTACCTCCTGCGACGGCTGTTTGAAGGGATCAGGGTTGCCAATCGCTCCGGCGACCATGACGGACATGTAGAACCCGCACCGCACCGTCGATGACGGCGTAGTAGATCCGCCAGCGCGTCGCCTTTCCATACAGCGCGCGACGGATCGGTAGATCGAATTCACGCGACTCCGGGGCAATCGGATGAGCTTCCGACATCGCGCCGAGGGCGAGGATCGTATCGCGGATGCCTGCGAGCCATTCATCCGCCGCCCTCGGGTTGCGATCCCGCAGGTAGGTCCATGACGCTGTCAGATCATCCGCCGCGTTCGGCGTGATGATCACCGGGAGAGGGGGAGTCATTTCGTCTGGGCAAGGCCGTCGAAGAACGTGCCCGCATCGGTGCCTTCACCCGCACGGGCCTGCGTCAGACCCTTGCGGATCCCCGCGACGGTTTCGGCATAGTCGAGCTGGTCCTGCATCTCCTGCCACGCGGCGGCGTCCATCACGACAACGGAAGGCTTGCCGTTCACAGTCAGGACCTGCGGCCGACCGGTTTCCTTGATCTGCGCGATCAGACGCGCCGAATCCCGCTTGAACTCGGTCAGCGGGCTGATGTCCTTGGTGATGTTCATGACTGGCCTCCCGGCGCGCATCGAATTAGGTGCGAATATAGCGCCTTTTCCGATGCGCGTCGAGGGCTGCAGCACTTACTTCAGGGCGTAGACCCGCCCACGCCCTTCGACCTTCTCGGAGGTCACGTCGAGCCCGAGTTTCTTCTTCAGGGGGCCCGCCATGGCGCCTCTGACCGTGTGGGCCGCCCACTCGAGCGCGATGGCGATCTCCTCGATGGTGGCGCCGCCCGGCGCGCGAAGCATCTCGATCAGGGCTTCCTGCTTGGTGCCTTTCCGGCGCTGAATCGGTGCGGTGACGGTTTCGTCTGGCATCGCGGTCGCCTCGGCTTCCGTGATCCCGAGCGTGGCCTGTGCCAGTGGCGTCGCGCGAAGGGTGATCGGGCCGCGTGCTTCGTCGTGCCGCCAGACGGTGTTGAGGTCGGTGGCGGGGATTTCCTCGATCAGCCCGAGCTTCATGAGGCTCTTGCAGACATTCCCGACAGCGCCGCCCTTCAGTTTGGCGGTGACGGGAAAGACCGCGCCATCGTCGCGCGCGCAGGCCGCCGATAGGACAACGGCTTGGGTGTCGGTCAGTTGGATCTGGGTCATGGGGTCGTCTCCGTGCTTGGGGCGGCGACTGCCGCAGCCCTCCTACGACCCCAAGCCGCGCTGGGCGCGCGGCTGGAGCTTTGGCGTTGGCAGGTGGTCAGATTGCGTGTTCGCCTTCCTTGAAGGCGCTGTCGGTGATCTCGCGCAGCTTGGCGCGATAGTGGTTCAGGGTGCCGACGTGCCCCCAATGGATCTCGTCGGGGCTGGTCGCGAAATGGTCCGCGCTCAGGGCGGCGAGCCGCTCCAGCATCGCGTCGATCTCGGTCTTGGCGGCGATGAAGGCGTCGAGGGCCTTGGAATTGTCAGTGGCGCGGCGGGTCATTCTGGTGGCTCCTTGGGTCGAGTTGCATCGTCCTTCTGACGGGAGGTTCCCTCTGTCCGCGACGCTTATCAACGAGATAAGCACATGAATCGGAATGATAATCGGAGCGGTCGATGCAGGGCATGAGCGAGCGCCAATACGCCGCCCATGTCGGGCTGTCGCGGGGTGCGATCCAAAAGGCGAAGTTGGCCGAGCGGCTGGTCCTCTATCCCGACGGCAGCATCAACGCGACCGCCAGCGACGCCCGGCGGGCGGAAACCACCGATCCGTCCAAGACGAGAAAGCCGCCCGAACCGAAGCTGAAGCCGGTGCCAGAAGCTGCCGTCACAGCAGTTGGCGATACGCTGCGCGAACAAGGGTTGGCGGTCCCTGCGGTGGGCGGTGGCACGACCTTCCTGCAGGCCAAGACCGCGAACGAGGTGCTGAAGGCGCAGGAGCGGCGCATCCGGCTGCAGAAGTTGAAGGGGGAGTTGATCGAGCGGGCCCGCGCGCTGGCGCTGGTGTTCCGCCTGGCGCGGGAAGTTCGGGACGCATGGGTGAACTGGCCTGCGCGCGCGGCGGCGCTGATGGCGGCCGATCTGGGCGTCGAGCCAGCCGCGATGCAGAAGGTCCTTGAGAAACATGTCCGTGCCCACCTCGACGAGCTTGCCGAGGTCCGGCCCGACTTCCGATGATGATGAGGCCCTGACCGACTTCGATGGCGCGGGCGAGATCCTGCGCGCCTGGGGCAACGGGCTCCGGCCAGACCCCGACCTGACCGTCTCGGAATGGGCGGACCGGCACCGGATGCTGTCGGGCCGCGCCTCGGCCGAACCCGGGCGGTATCGTACGGCGCGCACGCCCTACATGCGCGAGATCATGGACCGGCTGTCGCCCGGCGATGCCACCCAGCGGGTGGTGTTCATGAAGGCCGCGCAGGTCGGGGCGACCGAGGCTGGCAACAACTGGATCGGCTTCGCCATCCATCAAGCGCCGGGTCCGATGCTGGCGGTCCAGCCGACGGTGGAACTGGCCAAGCGCAACTCGCGCCAGCGGATCGACCCGCTGATCGACGAGAGCCTCGAGCTGCGGGAACGGGTCAAACCGGCGCGGTCACGCGACGCGGGCAACACGAT